CGAGAATCACTGCTGGGGCGAGGAAGCGCCCAGCGCGGATACGCCGGTCCTGCCAGCCGACGCGGGCACCGATCTATCAATAAACCTGCCGGAATTTTTCGGCGGCAATGACGCCGGCGGCGGCGGCGGCCTGATCGGCATCCTTACCATATACCCGGGGACCGAAACCCAGGAGCTGTCAACATACCTCGCGCCCTTCCAAATTCCCCAGCCGACCTACCGGGGGACGGTATACCTTACCTGGAACAGGGGCGAGATAGGCCAAAGCCCGCAGCTTCGAAAATTCGATTTTGAACTATCGCGTATATTCGACGGCCTGGCGCTCGCTACATTCCAGCCCGGGGACGAGGTAGTTGAGGAGGGCATGAATCCCATGAACGTGGTGTTCGAGGTCCTGACGAATACCGAGTGGGGCCTGGCCGTGGATGCCTCGCAGATAAATATAATTAGCCTCCGCGCGGTGGCCGCAATCCTGGCAACCGAGGGTAACGGCTTTTCCTGGATATGGGACCGGGTAATGGAGGTGCTGCAGGTAATCCGGCTGATTGAGGAGCAGACCGATGGCATATTGATACAGGACCCGGTAACCGGTATTTTCGATTTTAAGCTGATCAGGGCCGATTATGTCCCGGCGGCGCTTGAGGTCCTGGACGAAGCCAACGTGGTCGATCTATCGAGATTCGGGCGTCCCTCCTGGGCCAGCACGACCAATGTAGTCAACCTCCAATTTGCCGACCGACAAAAGGGTTACACGACGTCCTATGCCATCGCGCAGGATATGGCAAACATCGATATAGTGGGCTCGATTAATGCCGCCGAGGTGAAGTATCCGGGGGTGAAAAATGGCGCGCTCGCCAATGCGCTCGTGTGGCGGGAATTGCGCCAGCTATCATACCCGATAGCGACGGGCCGGCTTACCAGCGACCGCTCACAATTCGATCTACAGCCCGGCGACGTCCGCGCGCTATCCTGGTCGGTGATGGGTATTACTCTCCTGCCGATCCGGATCACAAAGGTGAACAGGGGTCGTATCCTGGATAATAAAATCGTGATTGATTTCAGCGAGGATATTTTCGAATTTATACCAGGCTCGTTCAGCGATCCGGTGGCCACGCTTTGGATACCGCCCGACGACACAGCCTTCGCTGCATTCGCCGAGGTACTAATCGAGCTGCCCTTTAGAATCACGGACGTATCCGATACGGGCATAAATACCGTCCTGCTGCAAGTGGGCACAATCGCTGTTCGCAATGGCGGGCAGCACGTGGCTTATAATATTTTTGCCACCGAGGTAGATGCCCCAGGCCCGGCTCCGGTGCCCACGCTTAATTCAATAATCGATCCTGGCGACCAGGCGCTGTTTTCACCATTCGGCCTGCTCAATGGCGTTATAGATCGAGGCCAAACAAACGGCTTTCAGGACGCGGTGGGCTTTGAAATTGACGGTGCCATAGATTTAGATTTGGTCGGCAGTACGGACGCCGTCGGGCTGGAGGCCGGGCAAAATGTGCTGCTGATCGATGACGAAATAATGCTATTTTCAACGGTCGTGGGGCTGGCCGGCGTGTTCCAAATTTCCGACCTAGTCCGGGGTGCGCTCGATACCATCCCAGCCGATCATGCCAACAACGCCGAGGTATTTCTGTTCAGCTATGGAATAGGGCTCGTGAATAGCCTGCCGAATCCGGACGTCACCAGGAATTACCAAGTCCGCAATCAGCCGAGGACGCCATTCAACACCCTGCTTTTCGGCGCGACCGTCCCGCTTGGCATCACCACCGTGGGCCGAGCCGGGAAGGGATACCCGCCACGAAATGTGCAAATAAACAACACCGCCCCGGGCGGCGGCTTCTTCCCGGTCGACGCCGGCAGCCCGAGCGGAGCCGAGCTAGTCGGGACCCTGGCGATCCGCTGGGCCGGCTCGGATAAATTCAGCCAGCTATTTGCCACCGCCTGGGACGATCCGCACGTCGCGGAGGAGGCGGGCGTGGGATTTAGAATAGTAATCACCGAGGACCCGGCAGGAGCGGCCACCGTAAAGCTGGACGTTTCGGGCATCCCGGTTGGCGCTACCGAGGGCGCATATAACGCTGTGGGATTCGCGGACGATACGGTCACCGACCAATACCAGGTCGAAATATCCAGCGAAAATCTCAACGGCGAATCACAGGTGTGGCTAATCGGGCCCTTTGCAATCTATGGCTTCGGGTATAAATTCGACGAGAAATTCGGCGGCGATGTTGACGGTTTCGTGGCTATCAAAGCCCAGCTGCCACCAACGATTGATCCGATACCCGGCGTCACGACCGAGAATATATTTAGGCTTACCGCCAGCGGCAGCTTCGATCTAGACGACGATTTACACGTGAGAATATCATTTCTCGAAACCGGCCAGGCCGTGGCCCAGGACGAGGATTATAACGTCATCGGTACGACCGGCGGTAAAACATCGATTACCGATTACCTGACCGCTATCGCGAATTTTATAGCCGCCGATTTTGACCCGCTGAAGGTAGTAACAAATGTGACCGGAAATATCCTGACCGTCAGCAGCGTATTCGGCACGCTCGGCGGATCGGTGCAAAATAATACCTCCGCTATCCGCATCGATCTGTTGCAAGCCCCGAGGCCCATCCAAAACGCTATTAATCAGGTGATGCATTTCGACCTTTGGGAGGCCGATACGAGCGCGAAGCCCGGCACCGAAATATTGGCTCCGGACAATCTATCGGTTTATAACCAAACGGGCGTCGAGGTTAATAAATTGGATCTGTCAATCGTGGGCTTGGCTCCCGAGGATAAGGCCGACATTCCGCTCGGCGGCAGCCGGCACGTCCAGCTATTGTGGGGCGGCAAGGAGGTGGCGCCAGGAACGCAGGCCGTCAGCCGGCAGGGCCCGCTGCGCGATGGCACCGTGATATCGGGCGTCCCAAATACCGATTTATTGTCCCGCATGGAGGACCTGGCGTCGACCGTATGGAGCGAATATATCGAGGCAGTACGCTGGTCGAATTACAGCCCTGTATCGATAGGCGTCGGCAAGGACAAGCAGGACCGGCCCAGCGTCGAGGTGACGATGCGCCCGGGCTATAGAATGGTGGCCCCGAGCCAATATGAATCGGCTCCAAATAATACGAATTTCACCGGCGTATTCGGCCCGATCCGCCTGCTGGGTAAGGAGCTATTCAGGCCGCGAGGCTTTGGGGAATTTAACGGCAACCCTCAAGTGGTACGCTTGTCGATGGGCCACTCGCATGACCAGAACGGCACGCCTGAAACGAATATTGTGGCAGGCCAATTTTATACCGTGATCCTGGACGACGTCGAGTACACCTACACCACGGTCGGCGCGGATGCATCCGACCCGTTTCACTTCGACGGAATATTTGCTGGCCTGACTACGGTAATAGATGCCAGCGGGCTGTTCACGGTAATCGCTACCAATACGCAGCTCCGATTTGCGGGCGGGCCTACCTTTATTAAATCGATTGATATAGAGCGGGATATCGGAAACACCGCATTTACCTTTGACGCGAGGGCCAGCTTTGGCTTAATAATCGATGTCGAAAACCTTATACAATAGGAGGCAGCCATGCCATTAACCGCACTATTAAATCTCGGCCTGAATTACGACCAGGACGCCGGGACCGACGGCTGGAAGGCCGGAATTGATAACAACCACATGCTGCTGGACGCCTTCGCGCTCGGCACCGTAATCGATCAGCGAAACGCCCAGCCTGGTGGGCCCGCATTGAGCGACGCGTATATCCTGGGTCCGGCTCCGACCGGTGCTCAATGGGCAGGGCATCCAAACGAGCTGGCCGTATTCAATGCCGCCACGGCCCTGTGGGTTTTTGCAATCCCGGTGATAGGCTGGGAGGTATTCGACCGGGCGCTCTTCGCAAATAGGCGCTGGGATGGCACGCGATGGCAGGCCATCGGCCAGGTAATCGTCCAGGCGGCGTCGATCACGATTGACGGCCTGATGTATGACGCCACCATCGAGCTAGATACCACAGCCGCGGCTCGCGATGTTACAATACCAACGGACGCCTCCGATGATTTACCGCCCGGCTTCTATTTTCATATTGTCAATAATTCGGGCACGAATGGCGTTACATTTACGACCGCAGGATTGACGACCCGGGGAATTGCCACGCTGGTAGCCGACCGGGACAGGAATCGGATAGTCAAGGCCAGCGCTAATACCTGGATTTCAGGCTAACTACAGGAGCACCCTATGAAGCAGCCCAACAGTAAAATGCACCGAATCCGGCACCGGGGACGCCTTCAATCCGCGACCAATAAGCAGCGAATGCTGAACAGGCACACGGTATTGGCGGCTGCGGAAATGAACGCGATTGGTGGCGTATCCGGGGTGACCATCCCCGAATGTATAGCCAGCATCACCGATAATGCGACCATCAATCCGGTGGGCGTGCGCGATATCCGGGCAGGCTATCAACGCGGCACCGCCCTCGTGGCTGATGTCGAGGCGCTCGGTATTCCGATTGCATAGCGGCGGGACCCTATAGCCGGGGTTGTCTATCCCAGCTGGTATAGCCGGTTTTATCTATGCGATCCCATAGTCGCATTTATCTATGCCGGATCTAAAAATCGTTTCAGCGCAAATCGGCCACGTCCCTCGATAGGATCGCCGTCCTCATTTGTCCCACGGACGGGGCATTACCCGCCTGCAGAATCGCCTTACAAAGCCATCGAAGGTCGGTCCTGGTAAGGCTATAAAACCCCTTCTGGATCGCCACCGGAAATATGCTCGCATGAATCGGCAGCTCCTTATCCTGGAGCCATTCCACGAATTGCTCCGCGTCACTATGATTGATATACGCGGGCTTCATTTTGGCCTGCTTCGGCATTAAATCAAATGTGGCCTGGGGCCTTTCAGAACGGGATGTCATCGAAATAATCGTCGTCGTCCACCGATTTTAGGGCCTCGGATTTCTTCGCCGGGTATACCTTCGTGTCGTAGCGACTAGTCGAGCGAACGCCCGGGTCCCCGAAATTGCCCTCCTCCTTTGGCTTTTGAAAGCCGCGGGTATGATCGCCGTCCGCCTTATAGCAGGGCGGGCACAAGGTCATATACGGAGCGCCATTGAAAGGCTTATTACAAGTACCGCAGCGTTGTTCCAATTCGCAAACGTGCCTTTTTTTTGTCCCGGGATCATACGTCGCCCAGCGACCCCAGGCGTTCTTTTCAAAGATGATTTCTGCCATACAATATTTACATTCAGCCATGTTTAAACCCCTATTTTATTAATGTCGTCCGGTGAGCGTTTGGGCGCAGCAAGGTCCACAGGCCGGGAATTAAAAAAAAGCTAATCCTGGTCGGTGTACCTCGCCGCGCGATATGCCGACCGGAGCCGCGTCAGTACCGCATTGCATTGTCCGCCGTCCCGAGGGTCCTACCCAATTGCTAGTCCCGGATGGTCGGCGAATACGGTCCTCACCCGGAATTAATACGAAGCTCGGGTCGCAACTTGGCGTTTTCCATTCGCAGATTTAGGGCCCGAAATCGTCGGTCAGGGGTTGCAGGGGAGGGTATGGGCGTGTTCTAATTGGCTGCCCGGTCATTCGTCCTGCAAAGATTTCTGACCGAAAAAAGGCCCCGCCGGAATCTCTAGCGGGGCCTTGCTTTTATACCCCACCACGTGGCTGGGGTCGAGCTATTTCGAAACTATCGGTTTTTTTGTTCCTCCTCGATAGCCAGCTCCTCGCAAAGGGCGTGGACGTAATTGATCCACGAGCCCGTCCGCCGTTTTATTTCCGGATCGTCGTCGTTATAAAACCGGGTTTCCCATCCAATCGGCTCGTCGCAATGCCGGCAAATTGAGCCAGCCGTGACGCGAATAGCCGCGCAATCCCGGTGGGAGCATTCCGCGCAGGGGCTAAATTCGCTGCCCGTTTCCGGCGGCAACATCCCGGCAGCCATTACGCGCCCTCCGATTTTTTCCAATGCCAGAATTGGCTGCCCGGGCCGTAACGCCATACGGCTGGGCTGGGGGATACCTCGACGTTTCGCAATACCAGCCGCAGGTATTTTTGCCGGAGGCTGGGCGCGAATCGCCGCAGGTAAGGTATCCTGGTCGCCGCAAAATAAATACGAAACGGCTCCTCGGGTACGTTATCGCATAGCTCGTCGAATATCGCGTCGCCATGATTGCGTAAAAACGCCGCCTGATCCGAAAACATTATTTTTTTCATATATAGGTCCATTATCCGTGGTCCTCCATTTTGCCGGCGGTATCGATCCACACCCAATGATTACCCGAGCGACGTATCGCAGGGCAATCCTGGGCGGCTACGTTTCGTAGTACGCAGCGAAGGTACACGCCGCGTTGGGGCTCTTTAAATTGCCGTAGATAGCGAATGCGGGCCACGGCGGATCGTATATTAAAAAGGTCCTCGGGGACGTTATCGCATAATTGCTCCCAAATTTTGTCGCCGTGGATTTCCAAGAAGCGGTCCTGGCCTAGAAAGGCTACCGCGGTTAAATTGCTTTTCACGATTTATTTCTCCTATCGTCGAGGGCTCCATGCGTGGCGTCGGAATTGCCGCGCCTATCGCCCGTAATATGCCATACGGCGTTGATCACCGCGCGGGCGGCTGTCGGCCCGCCTATCTTCATCCGGGCCTCAAAATGCGCCGTGAGGCGTTCCAGGGCCCTATTGTATTGATGGCGAATAAGAAGGGGCTCCACCGATGCGATAACCGCATCGATGGCGCTATCGGTTGCCCGGGCCATTACGCGCCCTTTGCGCGGAAAATTACGAGCGCCTCATCGATGGGCAGATTATTCAGGATTACCGCGCCCGGGTATTTTTTCTCCATGTGATCGGGGATTAAATGCGCGGTTTCCTTGTGGTTTTTGATCGTGAATAAGCCGTCTTTGCCCGGCTTGGTAAATATCCAATGCCGGCGGAAATCGGCCTTCATATCTTTCAGGATTAGCGCCTCGGCGATGGCATCGCCAACCATCCACTCGAAATCCGGCCCGAATGAATACTCGCTGCCATCCGGGCGCTCTTCGGTTTTCCAATCATCGGCCCGCTCAACTTTGATTTTAGCATCGAGGGCGGCGATTTGGGTCGCCAATACGTGCGCGGGCTCATCCCCGGCGATACTCCAATAATTGTCGCATCCGCCGTGGCCGTCATTTTGGCCTTTACAGAATCGATTGCCATCGACATATATAGTGGCCTGGTAGCAATGCGTTTCCTCGGAGGCAAATTCCGCGTATTGCAAATTTTTGATAGTAATAATAGTCATGGTAATTTTTCCAATTTCGTTTTCGGAACTATAACTGTAGCGTACCGCGCGACAATAGCAAGCCATAAAACTACTATTTTTCGCCTGTTTTTCGTCTCTTTTATGCTCGATATAACTCGCTTTAGTCGCGTGCGGTGCTACACTTAGAGGGTACAAACGAAAAAAGGATTACGCAAAATGATTACATTAAATAATAGATTTGAATACGACCGGGACCAATGCTACACGAAATTGGAAAACCTCACGCCCAACCCGGTCCACGTATTCGGATACCGCAAAACCGCGAAGGGCTACGAAACATTTGTATATGACCGCCGCGAAGAGATCGAATACGAAGGCGCGACATTCAATAGCGAAGCCCGCGCTCAATTATCAACTATCGAAAATTCGGAGCAATTCTAATGAGTAAATCAATGATGCAAATGAGTATTGAACACATAGCCGCGCAGCATGGCATTGTGACCCTCGATATCCGCAACAGCGACAGCCTGGATTTCCACGACGTCGGAGTATGGGCAATCAAGGAAATGCTAGAAGAGGCTTTTAAAATGGGTCGCCAAACCGCCGACGTAGAGGTGGATTAATGAAATATTCGCAACCCAAAATGACAGCCGCCATCGAGCGGAAAATTCACCGCATACGCGGGCTTATGATGAATATCGGCACCAGGCTTGACGAATTGGAAGGCCACGCCGATGGGCTGGGCTGGGGCGATTTTGGCGACCTGCACAATCTGGAAGCATATATAGCCCGATACCTTGCCCAGCAAATCCACCCTTGCCATTTTAGCGAGGACGAGGATATGGCGGTCGATCTAGTACTCGCCGATGTAGACCCCGAAGGCGAGGCCAACGTACACCTATAAATCGATTTTTAACCGGAGCAATACCATGAGTAAATTAATCAAAAAAGAGCGCAACGCCAGCGACGAATTTCACAAGCGCGGCGAGCGGCAGCATTCGAAAGAGTACTGCCATTATATCGGCATGAAAACGTGGATGAAGGAGCGCCATTTTAAAAAAGCCGCCGACCGGTATGTTCAATACCCGGTCACCGATATGGACGGCAGCCCATTCATCGAGCCCGAATGCGGCTACCCATACCTGAAGGAGCGCACATAATGACCAGGATAACCCTCAAATCAGATTTTGACGTATGCGAAAAATGCGAGCCAGATATGGAAGAGTGCAATTTGCTGGAGAATTATTTTACCGGCGAATTGCCTTTTTTGGCTTCCAAAGACCCCTCGCCCGCCGGGGCTAATTGTTTTATTTGTGGCGAGCCGGTGGACGAGGATATTACGGAGCCCCGGAGTAATGTAATCACCGATTTATTGGTGCCGATTGAGGAGGCGGACCGGGAGATACTAGCGCGGGAGGGCAAGCTAGACGACCGCTATCAAATTTACCTGGCGCAAACCGACGATGCCCCGCCGAAATCCTACGACGAGTGGTTGGCATCATAGGCCCGCCCGGTGATTATTCCGAATAGTTACTGGCTGGATTTGATAGTTCAGCCCTCCCTCCCAGGCGCTTATTCCGATATGCACAGGCCAAACGGGCGCGGCATTCTGCAGGAGCCCCACATGAATGCGGAGGAGGGATACGGCCCCGGGCACTTGACGGACACCGGATACGCCCTTTTTTTTCCTGAGAAGGGATACGATACGGTGGAGTGGGGCGAATAGCGGCCACCCTAATTTATTTTAATTTGACGCGGGGCGTGCTACAGTCCCGCCATAGATACGAGGTATATGATTATGAGCAGCATTACATTACGAGAGGCCCGGGCACAATCCGGGCTTACCGCAGCCCGAGTAGCGCTGGCGGTCGATTGCGACCGCGCGACGCTATATCGGATCGAGGACGGCAAATCGCTGCCGAAACGAAAAACCGCGAGGGCTCTTTTTGAGCTATATAAGGGATTGGTACCGCTGGCCCTGATTTATGACCCGGAATTTTCCGGCGAGATTCGGGCAGCGTAATTTTTTTGCCGGGGGCTGGCACCCTTTTAATCACAGTAATCCATTTGCGGCGTGAGGCCGTAGCCAGCCTTCGGCGTTTTAATTCGGCGTGAGACCGAATGGAGGACGTTATGGAAGGTCAAATATTGGGTCCGTGCAAAGCCTGCCACGGCCTATTAATTCAAACAGTGCACATACCAATAGCCGAGGGCGACCGTATCCCCAGCGTGGTAAACCTTAAGCCTGGTAAGCCGTTTCTACCTATGAAGGTCGAATATCGCTGCCGGAATTGCGGCTCGGACCGGACTATGGAATGGGAGCTGCTTTATGAGTGCGCCTGAAGCGATATTTATAGACGAGCGGGTAGCCGACCGGCTGCCTGCCGAGCCGCCGGAAAGCGACGCGCCAACGGTCCATTATATGAGGGCCGATATCGTGGCGGCTTTGATGCACCAGGCCAGCGGCGACACCGAATTTTTTATACAGGTATCCTGGATGCCGGGGGAGCGCGGGCTATTGGCGCTGACTAATTTCGGGCGGATATTTAGAAAGCCGCCTGACTCGAATTTTTGGGAAGAGATAGCCGGACCCCGGCTGGACGATTTTCCCCGATGAATATATACACGACCCGCTTTACAGCCGCCTGCCCGAATGACGGAAACCCGATTGAATACTCGCTCAAAATCGAAAGTGAGGAGTTTATTATGTGCGAGGATATATCCGAAATGCTGGATAAATACGCCCTGGACCCGATTTATCAGGAGGCGATAGCCGACGAGCTATTCCGCAAATTAGGCTGCCGGCGGCTTTGCATTACCGGCACCCACGCGGGCATCGATGTCGCCAGCATTCGCCCGTGAGAATAATGCTCGATTGCGCCGAGCAAACGATACTCAAAAGGGAGGCGTTATTTGGCTGGGATTTCTGGCAGCTGCGGACGCCGATATCCCGGCATAAAATCACCAAGCGACCGTATGGCCTGGATAATGGCTGCTTCACCTCATTTCGCGAGCGTACCTGGACGCGGATGCTGGTCGAGGCCCGGGAAAATAAACCCGTATTCGTATGCCTGCCGGATATAGTCGGCGATGCCAGGCGCACCCTGGAGCTATTCGAGCAATTCGAAACGGTCACCGAAGGGCTGCCCCGGGCCCTGGTACTGCAGGACGGGATCGGGGCGCTGACGATTCCCTGGAGCAAAATAGAAGCGGTCTTTGTCGGCGGCACCGATAACTTCAAAATATCCCCTGAATGTACCAGCGCGGTGGCCGCTGCTAAAATCCTGAATAAATGGATTCACGTGGGCCGGATCAATTCGGCTGCCCGGCTGAGTAATTGGCTGGGGGTCGGCGATTCGCTCGACGGCAGCGGTATTTCAAAAATCGATTACCGGCTCGGCGATTTGCTCTCGTCGATCAAAAGCGCCGACGACCAGCATTCGCTCCTGTGAGGGAAATTTTATTTTTATGCATTACAACGCTCGCGCTAATCCTGGTCGCCAATTACCTGGTCCACGGCGGCTATATCTGTGTCGACGGGCCTATTCTATGTGGGAGGTGATCGAATGAAGGTATTAATTACCGGGCCTTACGTGCCCCGGCAGCACCATTATGGAGCCATCATTGAGCAGGGCGACCGCTGGGGCACCGTTTGGGAACAGATAGTCATCGGCCAATTTAAAGGCCAGGTAGTATCGGTGCCGAATACCTGGTGGAATCGCTTTTATATATGGCTGTTCGAGATCCGCTACGAAGACGAATGATGGTGGTCCATATCTACCACGCCAGGATTCAGCCCCTGGTAAAATATACGGACGATAATTTAGAAACGCCCCTGCTTTTCACGACCCATTATCGGAAGGTATACCCTTGCGGGCGCTGCGGCAGGCGGCGATGGGCACAGAATTTATCGATTCAGGTGTACTACGATTGCACCCTGATTTTCTGCAATACTACCCAATGGCGGCGGTCCGATTCATTCCCTTTTGAATACGGTCATTTTTGCCCTAAATAGGTCGCCGGGTATCGCGGGGGATGCTACAATCGGGCTTCACTTTGCAGGAGTATTCAATGAATGACAGCGCACTAGAAATCATCGAGGGCGAGGCCAAAGAGGTCCCCTCATCCAACGGCCAGGCTATAGAAATCCGCTCGGCCTTCGATATATCCCCAGCCAAATTCAAAGCCGGCCTGGCCCGGCGCGGTAAAAACCGGGCGGCGCTTATGGAATGGTTGCGCCGCGAGCTGAAGGAGGGCGTCGATTGGGGTCGCATCCACGTCGTGAAAAAGGACAAATGCCCGGAGCCCTGGAATTGCACGAATGCATACCACTTTAGCAAGCCCAGCCTGTGGAAATCGGGTGCCGAAAAGCTGTCGGGCATGATGGGCCTGCGATCTACCTGGCCCACGCTCGATGCCGAATTGGACAAGGTACGCGGCGGGTCGGTAATGATCCTGCTTAAATGCCAGCTGCTAGATATGGCCGGCAATACCGTCTCGGAGGGAATCGGTGCCCGGACGCTCGACCAGGATTCCGGCGACATAAATAAGGCGCTCAAAATGGCGAAGAAAAGCTCGCTGATCGATGCCGTATTAAATGCCGGCGGGCTATCCGAGGTGTTCACGCAGGACGTCGAGGATATGCCGCCCGAGCAATTCGGCGACCGGGCGGTGGCGGACCCATACCAGGCTGGCGAGGACCGCTCCGAGAGCGCATTTCCGAAAAGCACCGCCCAATACAATGTCGCGACCCACTGTACGATTGGCAAGGAGAAGGGTAAAAAGTGGGGCGAGGTGGACGATGGCTACCTGCAGTGGATTTGCTCCAACATCGATGACAAGCCCGATCTATTAGCCGCCGCCCGAAAGGAGCTAGACGGGCGCTCGGTAGAATCACAGGAATCGGTTAGCCGCCGGCAGGACGAAAAAATCACGGAGGACGGGAGGACGCTGGCCGATTTCGCCAGGGCGCTGACCGCCTGTAAAACTATCGATATGTTGACGGCATTGCGGGACGAAATTCCGCTTGATTTTGAGCCCGCGTTGCGTACTTATATCACGACCCGCGAAGCTGAATTATTAATGAAGTAAATCAAAGGGCGTGAGGCCCGGAGGACACTATGGAAACAGCATCACAACATTCACTCGCCTGTGCCGAGCTCGTACCAATCGTGACAGATATCGCCGCCTTTGCCGGTACGCTGGAGGGCATCGATGTTACCGACGAGGAGACGCAGGGCCAGCTGGGCGATCTAGTCAAAATGATGAACCACCGCCGCCGGAAATTGGAGGATAAGCGGCTATCATTGGTGAAGCCTTTGACCGGGGTCGTCAGCGAAATCAACGCCATGTTCAAAACGCCCCGGGACCGGATCGATGAAATAGTGGGCCTGGCAAAAAAGAAGATGAACACATTTGCTCGGGCCCAGCAGCTGATCGCCGATGAAAAGCGCCGGCAGGAACGGTTGCTGGCCGAGGCCGAGCGCCGGGAGGCGCAGGAGCTGGCAGCCGCCCTGAATAAAAAGGCGGGCGTCGAGGCTGCCCCGGTAGCCGAGCAAATTACCGAAGCCGCGGAAAAAAAGGTCGAGGCCGTGGCAGCGCCGGCGAAGGTAGCCGCAAGCCGGGGACAGGAGGCCTCGGTTATTACATCGAAAAAATGGGCAGCCGAGGTCCGGGATTTGAAAGCGCTGGCCCTGGCGGTCGGGGAGGGCAAATTACCGACCCACGTGCTGGAGCCGAATATGGCTGCCCTCCGGGATATCGCCCGCGAATCCAAATTAACGCGCGAGGTATTCGGCGTTTATTTCTTCCAAGATATCACCACTTCAGTACGGTGAACGGCCACGCGTACCACAACACCCTGGATGCCGGCGGGGCTACCCTGGTCATATACAAGGTCCAGGCCGAAGGCCAGGATAACCGCGTGCTGGAATTTATGCGGCATAATCGCCGGGTCGAATTTAGCTGCGAGGATATATCGCGCCACGTCCTGCCCCGGGCTCCGGTAACATCGGCCAGGCGAGCGCTTTCGAATCTATACCGCGACGGCTTTATCGTCAGCACCGGCAAGGTACCGGGGCGCTATAATCGCCCGATCTACCTGTGGCGCATTGCCGATCAATCGGGGCAGGCGGAGCTATTCCGTGATTGACGCCAGGATCGCGTGGTTCTGGCAGCCGCCCATCGATGGTCAGCCGGGGCTATTGATGGTGGTCGATATGCACCCGGGACCCGATCACCCGGAGATACCGCAGGCGATAGAAACGCTGCCGGAGGTCCTGGTAGAATGCGAGAGCCAAATGCCGCCGGAAATCGAGCTGCATACGCTGCGAATATACGTCCGGGACGTGGCGGGCTTTTGGATGGAGGTCGAAATGAACGCGCTTAATCGGCGATTCAAGAGTAAAATTCCAGCGCTCCCGGATAAGCAGCTGACGGACCTATGGTTCACCCGGCTGCCGCCGGACAAGAGGATAATTAATTGATTCATTGGGGCTGGATTCTGGCTGGCGGTTTCTTCTTGGGCTATGCTTATGGTATCTGGCAAGGACGCCGATTCGAGCGGCGGCTAATAGCAAGGGGCCTTTCTAAAGGGATTATTGCCAGTATCATGCTGAAATTAATGCGAAATACGGCCACACCGCCCACGGAAGGCAAGCCGCCCCGGGTAACGCCCCGACCAGGCAACGTGACGAAGCACTAGGCGCTCCGGCTGAAGGCGGCGGGCCGTGTGTCCCCCACCGCCGGTGCTAGTCGCAAGCGAAAGCCCTGCAGCTTATTTTTTTTCGTTTTCTATGCTGCGGGGCTTTTTTTGTGCCCGGGATCAAATCAGAGTAAAATCCCCGAAAAATTACTGCGAGGCTATTATGGCAAGGGACCACAATTACGGTGACGCCAGCCTAATAAAGCTGCAATCATGCCACGTCGAATTACGGCGGGTAATGCTCCGGGCAATTAAGCTCACGCCGGAGGCGATTGACATAACCATAGTCCACGGCTTCCGGGACAAGGAGCAGCAGAATGGAATCGACCCGCGCTTTACGAATGCCCGCTGGCCCTCCTCCTACCATAACGCCGAGGACGAAAATTTCGAGCCCTGCTCCGAGGCGGTAGATTTCGCACCCTGGATTACGCTCCGCAATGGTAAAAAAGGCATACCCTGGTCGGATACAAAGCTATTTTCAATGTTGGCCGGCGTCATCATGGCAGCGGCCACCCTCGAGGACGTCGTAATTACCTGGGGAGGGGATTTTGACCGGGATGGCTCGACCGAAGACCAGACCCTTGCCGATGTCGGGCATATTCAAAGGACCCACGCGCTGAAGCGCCCGCAAGCCGAGGACTAGCCATGACCGCCCGAGAGCAGATTAATGTAAAATTCACCGATAGAAGCGCCAAATCCCAGCTGGCTATTATCGGCATTATCGTGTCAATTATATTCGGCGGGCTGGGCGCTGCGGTTTGGTCCGCCGGCGACCAATTGATCGACCTAAAATATGCCACCGACGCCGATGTATTGGCGGTGCAGGAGCAGGTACAGCAGCAATTTGAAAGTATAAGCCGGACCGTCCAGGCGAATACAGCCACGGTAAAGGCGACCGCTAATTCGGTGGACGGGCTTACCCTGGTGGTGCTGGACCTTCGCATCCGGGACCTGGATAACGAAGTATTCGAATCCAACCGCGAGCGCGTGGCCAGCCCGGGTGCGTGGACCGACCGGGATCAGCGCACCCTACGCGAGCGGGAAAGCGCCCTGGCCGATTTGCGAATACAGCGCGACCGGCTATTTACCAGGATACTAGAAAACATCCCATGACCGAGCCGCTATCCACCGACCCCTGGATACGCGCGGGACAGCGAATGAATGCCCTGCGGATCGTGCCCCGGGTCCTGATAGCCGGGTATTATGGGTTTTCGATTTACGCGTGGTTCTATGTCGTCAATTGGTTTATGGAGTACGATTGGGCAGCCATTACCAACCAGGCGGTGGCCCTGGCCCTGGCCGGATTCCCGGCTATTATCCTGGGGACCATTACCACGGTGCTGGGAGCCCTAACAAATAATTATTTTAGGACGGGCCCCAGCGACCCGAAATGAATATACAGGTTATATTGATCGTCGTGCTGCTGGGCGGCGGGCTGATCGGAATGGGCGGCTATATCGTCAACAGCCAAATCGAGGCCCGGGTAGTCGCCGAGGGCAATTATACGAAGGAGAAGGTCAGGGCCGATCTATCCCAAAAACAGCTGGAGCGCATGGAGGCTGCCCTGGCTACCGAACGCGAGCGCCAGCTTGAGCTGCAAACGGAGCTGCAGGCGGCGCGAGATAGTGAAACGAAGGCCACCGAGGTACTGGAGGACCGCGCCCGAATCAATCGCTTGACCCAGGCCAAACCGGGGCTCTTGGAGCGCCTGGCCCGGAAGGCGACGACGAAGGTGTGGGCCGATATCGAGGAGGAAAGCCGTGAATAAAACGGTGCCTGCTCTGCTAATCCTGGGGGCTCTCGCTGGTTGCTCGCTTTTTTCCCCGAAGCCCGCCGATGTAGTGATTAACGAAAAGCCCACTATTGTCATTTGCTCGGCTACTACCCAAAAGCCCGACGCCCTGAATTTAAAGGATACGCCGCCGACGCTGGTAATGGATGCCAGCGAGGTGTGGGGCTATTGGTTTAGCTCCGATCTATACGCCGCGCTGGCCGAAAATTTGCAGGCCATGCGGGCTTATATGACGCAGCAGAGGGCGATTAAAAAGCAGCTGGTGGCCTGCATCGAGGACCATAATAAAACGGTCCCGGAGGAGGATTCCTGAATAAAAGGCAATCGATCCTGTGGTTCGGGAAAGAAGGCGATCACGCCTGCAATCCGGAAACGGAGGTGATCGCGCCTGCGATTCGAAAAAGAAGGCAATCGCGCCTGCGATTCGGAAGGCGAGGTTATCGCGCCTCCTATTCGGAAAAGGAGGTGGTCCCGCCTGCAATCCGGAAACGCAGGCAATCCTGAGTGCTATTTGAAAAGGGAGTTGGGGATCCTATAGACAAATTTAACTATGCGGTCCCCATAGATATTTTTGACGATGGTAGCTAGCATAGCCGAGGCCGGCTATGATTGCCGGCGCTCGAGCATAGTCGGCCCTGGCTATCCGATATCGCTGCCCCGATCGCACGATCGCTCATAGACGTTTTTATCTATTCAGGATCTGAAGCCAGGATCGCAGCCAAAACCGCCTGGCGCTCCCCGGGCGGCAGCTTCGCATACCGGGACGCCCATCGCGCCGCCTTCCGTTTTATCCGCTGCCTATCGGTGAAATTTTTACCCGCAAACGTGTGGTAATGGATAGCCCCGGGGTCGAAATTGCACCACACCGTTTCGGTACGCACGCCGCCCCTCGTCATTGCCTGGAAATCCAAGCTGAACCAATTTGCCAGCGATTTGTTATACAGAGGATTTCGATAGCCCGACAACATGACATTGCAGCTCATCGCCCGGAGTATCCGGAGCAGCTCCCAGTGGTCGTCATCGGATAATTCGTGCTTATAGCGGCATTTCGACGTCCGGGTCGAATGCATATAAGGCGGGTCTAAATACACGAGGGTTTCCCGATTAAAAGCGCCTTTCAAATATCCGAAGGCGTCGGCTTTATGGATTTCGAATAGGGCGTCAGGCCATTGCCCGCGAAGCCGGACAATCGCGGGAAGCCCCGCGGTGATATCCTTGTCAATAGCGACGTTATGCTTCGCCGGAATTTTGAGCTGCATGATTGCGCCGGTGCCGAAAAATGGCTCGATATATGTCTCGTGCGGCGGCATCAAATTAATAATAGCCTGGTATGTTCCCGAGCCCGCCTTCGCGCCTAAATATCTCACAGGTACCCCATAGTCGAACGTATCTATTCCGCTGGCATAATAGCTGATTTATCTGGTGTATTGTAGCGCCCGGTGCTACGATTCCCAGCCGTGATTGATTTCTTCAGCGAGCATTGGATTCTATCTCTGCTAATATTGGCAGCGCTGGGGTCGTTAAGCTCGGCCCTTGTCGGTTGGTATTACCACGCCAAGCTGCGGAGCGCCATGAAGCGCTGGGAATATGAAGAACGGGAGCGGATCGATGAACAAAAAAAACTACATGAATGGAGGCCGTGATGGCTGTCATACCAAAGCTCCGCGTGCAGCGGATGGGAAAGAAGCACCGGATTGTATACGAGCAATCGAGGTGCCTGGCGAAATTCAACAGCGGCGAGCCAGTAGATGGCGGCGGTTATTTGGATCAATACCAGGACGGGAAAAAGGAAGTGGACGGCCAGCTGGAATGCATGAAGAAGCTGACCGAGGTAACGGCTGGGTATCAAATCGAGGACCCGGAAGCCGAGGCAATCGGCAATTAATCGCAGCGCTTGTAATCGTGCTGCTGATGGCTATCGTTATAATTCTCACGCCCGCCGATGCCAGAAAGGGCCACGGCGGCGACAAGGGCCACGGCGGCGACCATGATCGCGGCGGCGGTCATAGCGACGGCCACGACGACGGGGACAACGGGCATGACGATAACGGAGATGATAAAGGCGGCGATAACGGCAGCCCGCCAGGTCCCGGGCCTAATGGCGGACGTGGCTCTCGCGCTGATTCTGGCGGCGGTAATGGCTGCAATCCTAATTCTGGTGACAGTAAGCCAGAATGCCCCGTCCGAAAAGCCCGTCCTCCCATCGTCCGATTCAAAAGAATATCTCCTAACATAACGCAATACTACAGCGCCTGGGGCCGGGTAATCGGCACGTCGATCACCGAGCCCGCTGTTCCGGATGTTGCCGCTGTTGCGCCCAACACTCCGAACACGCCCGATATCGCCGCTGTTCCGGTAACATCGGCTAACCCGGCCAACACCGCCGATGTTGCCGCGGTTGCCGCTGTTCCCGCTGTTAAGCCAACACCGCCGCCGCCGGTAGTACGCGCGCTGGCTAAAGAGAGCGAGGCGGTAATCGATTTGCTCGTGGCCCAGGCGATTGCCCGTGGTGCGGAAAGCGCACCCGTCAAAATACCGGAGCCCGCGCTCATTGAATGCATACCTCCGCCGAATGACCCGCTTCCATAAATACGGAGCCGAGCCGGTAGAAATCGACGGACATCGATTCCCATCGAAGCGGGAGGGCAGGCGTTATGGCGAGCTTAAAATGCTCGTCCAGGCCGGGGAAATTACCGAGCTAGAGCTGCAACCGAAATACCCGCTGGGCCTGCCCGATAATCCAATACTGCTTAAATCCCGGGGATATCCGAACGGACGCCAGGCAGCCTATTTCGCCGATTTTAAATATACCGATACCAGGACGGGCTCGGAGGTAATCGAGGACGTTAAAGGGATGGACACGCCGCTATCCCGCCTGAAGCGAGCAATCGTGGAGGCGCAGTATTCGGTAGAAATCGTGCTGATATGACACCAATCGGTGCCGGAATGGACAATTATTGGACGGAATGCGTGACGTTTGCAGCTAATTCTGTTCGAATATAGCCCGACAACCCTACAATAAAACCCGCGTGATGCGAGGAGCCGTGATGGCTAGTCCCGAAGAAGAAGCCCCGGTCGCGGTAGAATACCGGGCTATTAAATCCCTGATACCCTACGCCAGGAACAGCCGCACCCATACCGACCAGCAAATCCAGCAAATAGCCGGCAGCATAAAAGAATTTGGATTTACAAACCCGGTCCTGATCCGCGAGGACGCCGATGGGCAGCTGATGATTGTCGCCGGCCACGCCCGATGCCTGGCGGCTACCGTCGTGGGGCTTACGGAGGTGCCGACGCTGGACCTAAATTACATGACCGAAACGGAAGCCCGCGCTTATGTAATCGCCGATAATCGCCTGGCCGAGCTGGCGGGCTGGGACCTAGAAATGCTCGCTATTGAATTTGACGCCCTGGAGCAGGCGTCGTTCGATTTGGATCTGACCGGATTTTCGGACCGGGACCGGAATAAAGTTATAAATGAGCTCGAGCGTATCAGCGAGCGCAATCGCCGGGACGACGAGGACGACCCGACTAAAATGCCCGTCGAATCTCATATAGTACCCGGGCAAGTAATCGAGCTGGGCCCACACAAAGTAATCTGCGGGGATGCCACCGACAAGGCGGTGCACTATGAGCTGCTCGGCAAGGAGGTGCCGCAGCTGATGGTTACCGACCCACCATACGGGGTGAACCTGGACGCGAATTGGCGTAATCGAATGCGGCCACACCCGGAGCGCGATATCATCGCCGGCGACGACCGCTCCGATTGGAAGGAGGTGTGGGACATTTTTAAAGGCAGCGTGGCCTATATTTGGCACGCCAGCTTGCAAAGCCATGTGGTGGCCGACAGCTTGATCCGGTCCGGTTTCGAAATCCGCAGCCAAATCATCTGGTCAAAAAATCGCTTCGCAATGAGCCGGGGGAATTATCACTGGCAGCACGAGCCCTGCTTTTATGCTGTACGCAAGGGCGGGTCGCCCGAATGGATGGGCTCCAGGAAGGAGTCGACTATTTGGAATATCGACATATTGCAGGTCCTGGAACACGCGCACCCGAATCAAAAGCCGGTCGAATGTATGCGACGGCCTATTCTAAATAATTCGTCCCCGGGGCAGCTGGTATTCGATCCCTTCGCCGGCACCGGCACGAGCCTTATCGCCGCCGAGCTGACCGGGCGCATTTCCCGCTGTATTGAATTGGACCCCAATTACTGCCAGCTGATAATCGACCGATATAATCAGCTATTCGCGGACAAGGAGCTGTGATATGGCGCGGAAAAAATCGATTACAAAAAGGCGCAGGGTGCTGTTCCTGGACAAGCTGCGCGGCACCGGCAGCGTTGTAAAATCCGCCATCGAGGGCCAGATAGGTCGCACGTCCTGGTATGAGCTGCGGAAGCGGGACGGGGATTTCGCAAGCCTGTGGGACGATGCCGAGGCCGAATTTATGGATAATGTGGAGGCCGAGGCGATCAAGCGCGGTGTATTTGGCGTCACGAAAGAGACGCCATATCTGCACGTGGTATCCGGGCTCGATGGCGTGCCCGATGTAAAGGAGACGCGATTCCACGAGCAGAATGTAAGAAGCGACCGCCTGCTGGAATTATGCCTCACCCGCCGCCATCCGCTATACAAAACGAAAACCGCCCTGGAGGTAACCAGCCCCGACGGCTCCATGAGCCCGCCGGCAGCTGACATAAATACCGATAACCTGTCCGACAATGAATTGCGGCAGCTGGTATTACTACAACGGAAGCTACGTGGGCGCGACGGCGACAGCGGATGAATACGAGGACCTGCCTTATCTAGACGCCCGGCTGGCCGAGCGTATGGAAAGCAGCCTGTATTTATTTACCCAGGAGGCGTGGGAATACCTCGACCCGGTGCCCTTCATCGATGGCCGGCATATTCAGATAATGGACGAATACCTGGAGGCATTTATAGCCGGCGAAATCCCTCGGCTATTGCTCAACATTCCACCGGGGCACATGAAATCCCTGTCGGTATCGGTGCTGCTTAATGCATGGTGCTGGACCAAAGCCGAGCGCGTGGGTAAGCGCTTCATGGCTACCTCATACCGCGCTGATTTGGCGCTGCGCGACGCTGATAAAACCCGGGTATTGCTCCGCTCGGAATGGTACCAGCGCCGGTGGGGAAACATAGTCGGTGCCCTGCGCGAAACGAAGCTGCAAATGCGGTCCGACCAGGATCAAAAAACCCGCTTCGCAAACGATAAGGGCGGCTATCGATTTAGCTCGTCGGTGTCCGGGATCATGGGCGAGGGCGGTGATTTCGTAATCCTGGACGATCCGCATAACGTGGAGCAGGCCGAATCGGACGATAATCGGGACGCGATAGTCGACAGAATACGAATGGCGCTGCCTACCCGGGTGCGCTCAACGGATGGCGGGGCCTGCGTAATGATGCAGCGCCTGCACGAGCGCGATTACGCCGGCGCGATGATAGCGGACGAGGCCGAGCTCGTGCATCTATGCCTGCCCGCCCGGTACGAAAAAAAGCACCCTTATGTGTCGGTGCCGATCCAGCTGGCAAAATCCGGCCGGACGCTGCCCGGGGATTTCCGCGAAACGGAGGGCGAGCTGCTCTGGCCCCAGCTATTCAATGAGCCCCGGCTAACAGCGCTGGAGATAGAAATCGGCTCGTATGCCCGGGCCGGCCAGCTGCAGCAGCGACCGCACCCACGCGAAGGCGGGCTATTTAAGCGCGAATGGTTCCAAGATAAATTTGTCGATAAGGCCCCGAAGGGCGGGGTGAAAGTACGCGGCTGGGATTTGGCAGCCACCGCGGATACCGCTGCGAATGCATCGAGGGCTGCCTATACGGTGGGGTTGTTAATTACCTATTTTGAGCGCAGGATATACGTCGAGGACGTGATGCGTCTTCGCGGATCGCCCGGCAAGGTACGGACAACAATGAGAAACATAGGCGATCAGGACGGGAGATCGGTCGTGATCGATTTCCCACAGGACCCGGGACAAGCCGGAAAGGCGCAGGCCGAGGATATCGCTGCGGATTTTCCGAGACACCGGATTTTCTACTCGCCTGAATCGGGCGATAAGTCGATCCGGGCCGAGGCCCCAGCTGCTCAAGCCGAGGCCGGCAATGTCTACGTTGTACGAGGGGCCTGGAATGGACCGTTTCTGGACGAGCTTTGCGCTTTCCCGGGCGGGTCGTTTTCTGATCAGGTAGACGCCTTCTCTCGTGCATACCACCGGGCTGTACGGCAACCACGAAAGCCAACGTCAGGCGCAATATCAGGAGCCCACTAATGCCCGATTTATTAGTCCAAGCCACAGCACCGCTTCAACCTGGAATCACTACAGTCCCCTCCAAGCAGGGCGCAGGCGGCTCCGCTATCGCAACGCCGCACCCGGATTACACGGCCAGGCGACCCGATTGGGTAACTATGTTCGATACCAACGAGGGCCAGCGGCACATCAAATCGAGAAATACTGTATACCTTCCAGCGACCAGCGGGATGCGGGCGCTGTCATCTAGCCGCACGAAGCTGGACGAGGAGGGCCTGGATTTATACACCGCATATTTGACCCGGGCATTTTTCCCCGATCTAGTCAAGGAAACGGTCAGGGCTTTGGCCGGAATCCTGGACCGGGAGGCGGCGAATATCGAGCTGCCCGATGCCCTGGAAGATATGCGCGAAATTGCGACGCCAAAGGGCGAATCATTGAACGACCTATTAATTCAAATGCACATGGCACAGCTGCTATATGGCCGGATGGGATTATTGGCCGACGTGGACGCCGAGCGGGATTTGCCGCTGCTAATAGCATACCCGGCACCGCAGCTGCTAAATTGGGACGATCACACCAGCACCCGGGATATCAAGCAGCAGGACGATGGCAAGCGCAGCGATGCATTGCGGAAGCTGCTGCTGACCGTAATCGACGAGAGCCGATTCGAGCGCGACACCGGGGATCGTTTCACGTGGAACCTTGTGCCCCGATTCCGGGCATTGAGCCTGGGCTCCGGGGACGCGCCGATCTACACCACGCAGGTAGAAAGGGACGGCACAATGCAGGAGGCGATCACGCCGTCTATCCGCGGCACCACGCTCGATTTTATCCCGTTTGTTTTTTGCAACACAACGGATACCGCGGTGAAGCCAGGCGAGGTACCACTGGTCAATCTGGCGAATCTATCCCTGGCGATATACCGCGGCGAGGCCGATCACCGCTCGGCGCTATTTATGAGCGGGCAGGACACCCTGGTTATCATCGGGTACGACATCGGGGCCTCCGACGGAGAGAATCCTGGAGCGGATACTAAGCCGATAATCGGCTCCGGAGCATATTTGAACCTCCCCGATCCGGACGCGGACGCGAAATTCATAGGCCCCGAAAGCCAGGCGCTCGCCGAGCAGCGTACTAGCCTTGAGAATGACTACACCCGCGCGGGCGAGGAGGGCATCAAGCTGCTGTCATCCGGCTCGTCGGCGGAATCCACCGAAACCCTGCGTATCCGGGTCGCAGCCCGGACGGCTACCCTTCAAACTATCGCCATGACGGCTGCTACCGCGCTCGAAACGAGCCTCCGGCATTGCGCCCTGTGGGTCGGTGCCAATCCGGACGACGTGAAGGTAGAGCCCAATTTGGATTTTATCGACGAGAGTACGGACCCCACCGATCTAATCAAATTCGCCCAGGCCAAAAAGGCCGGCATACCGCTGTCGGCTAAATCGATTCACAATTGGATGCGTCAAAAAGATTTCACCGAAATGACCTTTGACGAGGAGCTGGCGGTATTGGCCGAAGAGGAGGATAACGAAATACTCAACCCGCCACCGCTGATGCTGGGCGTCGACGAGGACGGGAATCCCCTGCCGCAAGCCGGGCCCGGTAATTTACCTGGGCAGCAGCAGCCCGATGACGAGGGCGGGGACGAGGACGAGGATTAATCCGTGGCCGTCAACGACGAGATACGGGACCAGCTGCTCGCGCACCAAGTGGAGCTAATCCGTTTCGGCAAGGGGCTGGCGACGCGCATCAATCGCCTGATAAACAAGGGCGAGCCGGAGCTGCAAAGGGCCCTGCGGGCACGCCTCGATAGGATCGCCCACCTCGGCTGGGACCCGGGCCCGGCTACTACCCGCCGAATGCAGCGAACGCTCAAGCTAATAACCGAGATTAATAAGCCTACCTTCGCGCAAATAAACGCCCTGGTAACGAAGGAGCTGCGGGGTCTGGCTATCGGTGAAACGACATTTATGTCGGGCGTGCTTACCGATAGCCTCCCGGTGGTATTCGAGCCGGTCCTACCGACCGCTGCTACCCTGGCGGGCATCGTCCGGGCGAGGCCATTTACAAACGAGGTGCTGCGGCAATGGCTCGGGACCTACAGCCGCGGTGATCGCAGGCGAATGATGGACGAAATTAGGCAAGGGCTGCTGTTTGATGAATCCCCGACACAGATAAGCCGCCGGATATTCGGCACCAGGGCGCTCGGCGGTACCGATGGCGTCCGGGAGATTACCAGGCGCGGTGCCCAAACCCTCGCGCAAACGGCCACCTCGGCTGTAAGCAATGCATCGCGGCAGGCTTTGTATCTAGCCAATAAGCGCATAATTCCCCGGGAGCAATATGTCGCGACCCTGGATTCGCGCACCACGCCAATTTGTCAAAGCCTGGACGGCGAGGTATTTCCGGTCGGCGAGGGACCCATACCGCCCGTCCACATCAATTGCCGATCAATCCGGGTGCCGGTAGTCAATGGGCGCAAGCTGGGGACCCGTCCTGCGGTGGCCGCTACCGAGCGCAACCTCCGTGGGCTTAAAGGCCAGGCCAGATCCCGGGCAATCGATAAGCTCGTGGGCCGGGTGCCCGTCTCTACCACATACCAGAAGTGGCTGGGCCGACAAAACGTGGCTTTTCAAAACGAAGTGCTGGGTCCTACCCGGGGCGTTTTATTTCGGAAGGGCGAAATCGACCTGCCAGGATTCGTCGACCAATCGGGCAGCCGATGGACGCTGCGCGAGCTATACGATCAGGACCCGGCGCGATTCCAGCGGGCAGGCGTCCCGGCCCCGGCTCTATAATTTTCTTTTGTGTTTCCGCGCGCCCGGGGTTATCATCCCGCCTGTCCGCGCATAGCATCTGTGAGAGGAGCTATTAATCTATGTCGATAAAAGCCGTTTTATCCGAAAAGGGTGATATACCCAAAGGGCTCGAAGCCTTCTATAACGAGGCTGACGGCAAATTCGTGCTGCAAGTCGAGGGAATGAAAACGCAGGAGGATTTCGACAATTATGCCGAAGCCCTGAAGAAACGCTTTACCGATGCAGGCTCGGATTTTGCCCGAAGGAACGGGTCGGCCCTTAGTCGTGATGACGTGCTAGAAGTAGTGGAAGGGGCCCTTAAAAAATTCGGTGATTCGGCGTCGGGGCCCGGCGGCGAGAAACCGAACGGCAAGGGCGGCAACGGCCAGGACGGAGACGTAACCGCACGCCTCCACGACCTGGAGCGGGACGTCGCTTCCCTTACCGAGGCCAATACAAAGCTGCAAGGCGAGCGTGATGCCGCCCTCAAGGATAGCCGCGGGACAACAATTAGAAACGCATTATCAACCGCAGCGCAAAAGGCGAAGGCATCGCCGGAAGGTATCAATAACCTTGTGACCCTAATCGAGCCGAATTTCGAAGTGGCTCAGGACGGGACGGTCGTCACCAAGCTGGACGCTAAAGGCGGGGTGAGCCCGAATCAAAAGCCTGACGATTTTTTCTCACAAGCAGCGCGCGACGCGCAGTACAGAATGTTCTGGCCTCCCTCGAAAGGGGCTGGAGCCGACCATGATCTAGGAGGCCCGGGCGGCGGAGGTGATCTCACCGCCGAGAATCCCTGGAGCAAAGCCGGCTGGAATTTGACCAATCAGGGCAAATTGTATACTAGCGACAAGGCCAACGCCGAGCGCTTGATGCAGGCTGCCGGAGTAAAATTAGGCGCAGTGACCGCGGTGCGGTAGAATGCGCTTTTACCCAACCGCCAAACGCCGTGAGGGCGTGGCATAATTTAGGAGAGCCCTCATGGCTGAAGTAAGAATCGCAGACGTCGTAGTACCCGAGATTTTCGCCCCGTATGTCGCAACGATGACCGAGCAGAAAACGGCTCTGGTAGATTCAGGTGTGGTCGTTCGCGATCCGGCCCTGGACGGTTTTCTAGCAGGCGGCGGCACCACCTTCAATGCACCATCATGGCGCGATATCGACGACGACAGTAATATCCTGGCTGACCGCGTATCAAGCGATAATCCGGCGACGATAGCTGTCCCCAATAAGATACAAACGAATCAGGAGCTCGCCGTCCGGCTATCGCGAAATAACAGCTGGGCAACTATGGATTTAGTCGCCGCCCTTGCAGGCGATGACCCGTCCAGCGCTATTTCGAATCGCGTGGCAGCATATTGGCGCAGGCGCTTGCAGGCGGTTTTCGTATCTACCTGGCAGGGCGTATTTTCCGATAATGCCCAGGTAACCCCGAATGATGACCCGCGTGCTGGCATTACCAATAACGAGGTGACGGATGATTTGACCGTCGATATCTCCGGCGCATTTACAGCCGGGGTTACCGATTTCTCAGCCGAGGCTTTCATCGATGCCATTACCACAGCCGGCGATAGCCAGAGCGATTTCGTCGCGGTAATGATGCACTCAATAGTTTTCAGCAAGGCGCAGAAAAATAACCTGATCGATTTTATCCCCGATTCCAGCAACGCAGCTGCTGCTGATATTCCGACCTTCCTGGGTCGGCGCGTAATCGTTGACGATTCAATGCCGAACGCTGCCGGCGTTTTCGATACCTGGATATTCGGTGCTTCAGCATCCCGCTGGGGCGTTGGTAATCCGAAGGTACCAGCCGAGGTGGATCGCGAGCCAGCCGAGGGTAATGGCGGTGGTTCAGAATCGCTTTGGTCGCGCATCGAGTGGGCTATGCATCCGGTCGGTTATCGATTCCTGTCGGGATCGGTGGCGAATGGAGACGGTGGGCCTACCAATGCGGAGTTGGCCGATGGACCGAACAATTGGGCTCGGACATTCCCCGAGCGTAAAATGATTAAAGCGGCCAGGCTAATTACTACAGAATTTTAAACGTAATTATACCTGCGTCGGAGACCGGGCCTGCGGGCCCGGTTACCCTTTCAATTAATAGGAGCCCCGATCAATGCCTGATCCAAAAAACCCCGATGAAAATCAGCCACCGAGCACGCCCGATACCGCGGCGGAAATCGAAGAAACCCCGGAAGTAAGCCAATCTGGCGATGAAATCGAAATTACCAGCGACGACGTTGGCGATGTCGGCGACGTTCTTGGCGACCCTATACAACCGGATGCCCCTGAAAACGAGCCCGCAGGCGATCCTGCAGGGGATGCCCCGGAGCCGGATATAGCCCCGGACCCGCTAGAAGAGCCGGGTGCCGAGGAACCTGGGACCGGTGCGGAAGCCCCGCCCGAACAGCCCGAACAGCCCGAACAGCCCGATGTTGCGGCTGTTGCGGCTAACATTCCGGACACCGCCGATGTTGCCGAACCACCGCCCGATTCGCCCGATGTTGCGGCTGTTGCCGATGTTGCGGCTGTTGCCGATGTTGCGGCTGTTGCGCCTGTTATCGATAAAGCCAGGCGGCGCGCTACTACCGGAGCCGACAAAAAAATAGCCGATACAAAGCGCCATGATGCCGCAATTGCCGAAGCCGCTGCCGAAGCACCGGAGCCTACCGCCGAGGTGAAAGCCAGCGACGAGCGCCGGGATGCCATCGCTGCCGAAATGTACGAGCTAGACGAGCAGGCAGCCGCCCTTGAGAATGAGGCATTAAAGCTGCGCGAAAAGGGAGCCGCCCTGCAGCTGGACCTATATCCGCAACAGGGCCCGAATGATCTGCATAGCAAAGCGGTCCGGGGATACCTGGACGCCTCCGCTCGTGAGCGCGCGCATCGCGCTGCAAGCCCGGCCCGGCTTAAGGCTATGCTGAAGGCAGCGGGCTTGGCACCGATAGACGCAGCATTCCAGCGCCAGCGAGCCAGGGGAATGTCGCGACCGAAACACCCGGCGAAGGAGCAGGCCCCAGCTGCCAGCCAGGATCAAAACCCGGGCGGCAAGCCCGGGGAAGCCGAAGCAGCAGCCCAGGAGTGATCTATGGCGACGCCAACGGGGGAGCGGGCTGACGCAGCTCGCCGTTTTCACGCCCGTGAGAGGCGGCGTACTAAGCAGAATCAGGCGGACTATCGTGCGCTGATTGCAGCGCCCTTTGATTTCGGTACGGTCGCCGCCGGCGGCTCGTCCACCAATGTACTGACCCTCCCCGCCGACATCGAAATAGCCGTCACGATTAATGCGGCAATGGCAGCCGGCCACGTCGGTATCCTGGACGTGACGACGGGGGTCGATTTCGTAAGCGCCGAGGCGGCGATATCAGGAGGTCGCATTAATATCAGGCACCTATTCCGCGAGCCACATCAAATCCGAATTACTCGAGCAGCCGGAGCCCTGGCCGGAGCCGCGACTATCTTTTTCCGCGGTCCTAAATCCCAGCTAATAGCATTCGGGACGGTGGTGTTCACATGATTACCGGAGGCTTTTAAATGGCTACAGCGGCGAAATTACCGACGCCCCTAATCGTCGAGCAGGGCGCGACATTCAATAAGCGATTCACGTGGAAGGCGGGCTCGCCTGCCGTCCCTGTGGATATCTCGAATTATCTGGCCCGGATGCAAATCAAGGACAAGAAGGGCGGCACGTCGTTGGTCGATTTGACCGAGGCCAACGGGCGGATTACAAGGGACGGCCCGAACGGCATTATTGACCTGACTATCCTGGCTACCGATACCGAAGCCTTCACATGGAAAAAGGGCGTTTTCGATCTAGAGCTTGAAGAGCAAACGACCAATTTTGTCCGGCGGCTGGTGGAGGGCGATGTGGAGCTGAGTACCGAGGTCACCACAATCCCATGACCACCGAAATCGTAATAACGGGCGATGACGAAACGGTCGTCGAGCAGGTAGATGTAACCGAAATCGTCGAGATTGATTGCGATACAGTAGAAATCACCGACCTGCAGCTGGATACGGTGCTGGCCGAGGGGATTACCGAGCTCGTGATAGACGATAATTCGGAGACGATTGTCGAGGTAATCGATGTAACCGAAATTTTAGAAACGAACGAGCAGGGCCCGATAGGCCCGCAAGGGCTGACCGGCGGCATTGCCGCAAATCAGACGGACACGATAATCCTGGCTGGCAATACCGGGACGATAGACGCGGTGACCTTTGCTGATATCCGGTCGGCCAAATGGTTTATTACAGTAACGGATGCCATCAACGGATTATTTGCATTCTGTGAGGTGGCCGCTATCCACGACGGGTCGATTGCCCGCTGGGTACATTACGCGAAAATCGGGGAGCCCCTGGATTACAGCGTCGCGGTGAGTATTTCGGGGCTCCAAATGATTATAGAAGCTACCAATAACGAGGCGGTAGATTTGGAATTTAGTGTCGTGCGAATCGTCACTGATGTTGTATAGGCAATTTTTAATATAGGCGGGTGATATCATGGCAGAAGATTTTTTCAGAACAGATAAGGGCGTCGACATTGATTTCGCCGTCCGCTTATCCGGCACCGGCGTCCCCGGTACCGGCGGCGATACCGACGCGGTTGGCGTCGGCTCAATCTATTCAAACAAGGCAGGCCCGACGGGCTCGGGCGGCACCGGCATCTGGAGCAAAGTTACAGCAGGCACCGGCACCGATAAATGGCTCGAAATACAGCGCGTCGGCGGTGGCCAGGGCGGGGTCGATTATAAGGATTCTGTCCGGGTAGCCACCACAGGCGCATTACCCGCTTATACACAGGCGGGCGCGGGCGCGGGGGCCACGCTGACCGCGGACGCGGTGGGTATCCTGACGGTCGATTCTGTCAACCTAGTGCTGGGCGATGATTTGCTGCTCAATGATGGCGCGGCGGGATCGGACAACGGCATCTATGTCGTCACCGTCGAGGGTACGGCGGGCGTCGCTTTCGTGCTTACCAGGCGCACCGATGCGGACGAGGACGGCGATGTAACAGCGCAAATGCAGGTCCCGGTATCCGAGGGCACGCTAAATTTCGACAGCCAATTCGTGCTCATTACCAACGACCCGATTATCGTCGATACCACCACGCAGACATTCGTCAAATTCAACGATTCCGCGACCCTGGCCGAGCTGGCTTTCATCCGCACATTTATTGGCAAAACTAGCGCTGGGGCTGAAACCCCGACCTATAGCTCCAATAATTTCGTCACCGATACCACCAGCTTAGAGACGGCTATCGGGGATCTGGACGCGCAGGTAGGCACCAACGCCTCCGGCATCGCTGCCAACGCTGCCGAAATCCTGGAGGCCCGGACCGAAACGGCCCTTACCAATGTGACCGCATCGCAAACGCTTGATAGCGTGAGCGTGGATGCGGTGGCAGCCGTAAAATGGCAGGTCCACGTCGAGGGTAATTTGCTGGCCGATGCAGCCAAAAAGGTGGTGGTGGAAATATTCGCCGCGCATGACGGCCACAATAATGGCGGCGGCGCGGATGCCACCGACGCGGATTTCGCTGTATATGCCAAGCTGAAAATTGGCGCTGCCCTGGTTGGCCTTACCTTTTCGGTCGACGTGAATGGCGCAGGCGGCGCTCAAACTATGCGCCTCCTGATCGCATCTACCACCGCTGTCGACGTGCGTGCCATCCGGAAAATTATCAATTTTTAATGGTGGCTAATGTTTCCCGAACGCGCCTTTGAAGCTCCCGATGGGATACTGCTTAACGATTTAGCGGGGCTAGTAAGCGGGACATTCGACCCGAGCGTGACCGGCCAGGAGGCCCCGGTCGGCACGCTTTTCCTGCGTACCAACGGGCAGCTATTCAAGAAAATTGAAACGCCGCCCACGCCTATATCATTCCGCAGCAGCACCGAGGCGCAATCGCCCTCGTTTCAGGTAACGATAGCCGTCCCGGCAGGCGTCGTGGACGGGGACAGCCTGGTATTGATCGGCACCCAATCCGACGGCGAGGACGGGTCCTGGAATGCGCTGGCAGGCTGGACCGAGGAGGTGGTAGATGCGCCCTCCGGTGGAGCCGCACCATCCACGCCGGAGACATCGATCTGGACCCGCAAGGCATCCAGCGAGCCAGCAAATTATACGATCAGCGTGGACAATCCTGGTGGCGTCGGCGTAGTCGCCAAAATGCTGGCCTTCGACGGCTCCGATCCGAGCGTGGTATTCGATGTCGCAGCGACCCTGGCCACGCATACCGGCACCGCTAATCCCAACCCGCCG